GATAAATTGCCTGGTGAAACAAATTTTGATGCTGTATGTAGAATTAGGTATGTTGATTTTTGGAAATATGTAACAACGGATGTTGTTATTAAAATTGACGGTAGCGTTTCGATAAACGGAGATACAGACGAACTATATAATGCTTTTATTTCAAGTAAATCAGAATTAGGCATTTTAATACACCCGTTTCATAAAACATTTTCAGAAGAATATGCTGTGTGGGTTGATAAGAGAGGATACAACAAGAGCCATGCTAAAGATAATTTGAATTTTATTAAAAATGAGTTACAATATGATGCTGACAAAAAACGTGGTCTTGCACAAGTGAATGTTGTTATAGAAAAAAACACAAAAAACACAATAGCATTGGACGTAATGACATATGGTATGTTAAGAATGATGAATGACGAACAAGTTGGTTTGTGTGAACGTATTGACCAGATAAATTATAGTTTGTGTTTGCAAAAGTTTTTTAAAAATATTAAATGTTTTTATATGGATTATAGCATATTAACTGGAAAACCATTTTATTGGTGTTCACATGGAACTAATATTCCAATGGAATTCGGTACAACGATTAGTGAAAACTTTTTCTTTGATAAAAAAATAGAAATACAATATAACAAATAATAGAAATTACAATGAAGACAGCAATTTGTTGTATAGCTAAAATGGAAAACCACTACATAAGAGAGTGGGTGGAATGGTATAAAAACATAGGTGTTGACAATATTATTTTGTATGACAATAATGATATTGATGGTGAAAGGTTTGAGGATGTAATAGGTGATTATATAACAGACGGTTTTGTTATATTAAACAATGTTCGAGGTAAAGAAAAGTGGCAAATGCCATCATACCAAGATTGTTACGAAAAATATTCAAATAACTATGATTGGATAGGATTCTTTGATGCGGATGAATTTTTGGAATTTGATAACAACAAGACAATTTCCGATTTTCTTAATGAAGATATTTTTAAAGAAGCCGACTTTATAAAGGTCTGTTGGAAAAATTTCAGTGACAATGGTTTATTGTGTGTTGAAAATGAAAATTATTCAATAAAACGATTCACAAAGGTTATTGAAGAAAAATCTCAGACATCATTTCTAGCCAATAGAAGCACTAAAATTATTATCAGAACAAAATTGCCAAATTTTCATTTCTACATGGAGCCAGGTGGCCAGCACGGGTGGCACCTTCCATTCAATTCGGTTGATTGTCATGGTAATAAATGCAAAAACAACACACAAGTTATTAATGATAGAATTTGGGATAATGCGTGGTTAAATCACTATAGGTTTAAAACAATTGAGGAATATTGTAAATATAAACTTGTTAGACTATATCCAGATGTTGATAAAGAGACTGGAAAATTATGGATGAATAAAAATGAATTTTTCGATTATAATGAGTGGACTCAAGAAAAAGAAGATTTATATAATGAAATTATGGATATAAAGGAACAAAAATTAGTATGTACGATTTTAAATTATAAACACGATGATAACGCATTGAGATTATATAATTCATTAAAAAATCGTTTTGTTACATATCTTATAGACACTAACTATATTGATAACGGCGGTAATTGTCCGTTTGATAAGAATGATGAACATGTTATTCTTGAGCATAATTTATATAATGGTGGCGGTTTTATTAAGGAATATGACATTTTATGTCAAGAAAACGGAAATGCTGTGTTTGAGATAAATTCAGATGTTGAGTTTGATGATGCTAATTTGAATAAACTGTTGGGTGTTATAAATGAAGTAAAAGACAACAAAAATATTGGTGTATGGGAACCATCAGCCAAACAAGGTTCCATGTGCAACGGTTCAACGCAGTTATTATTAACAAATATTCATCAGTATAATCAAGGAACCAATACGATGCGAAAAGTAAAGTGTGGTGAAGGTTGGTGTATGCTAGTAAAAAAAGAGGTTTTGGACAAAGTGATACCGCATATAGATTATAAAGAAAACAAATACGGGTGGGGAGTTAATGATGCATATAATAGAGCGGCAAGAAAACTTGGTTTGGATGTTGTCATAGATGATAGGGTTATGGCTTATCACCCAGCTGGAACTGGTTATTCAAATCAAGAAGCCGCTGCTGAGTATGAGCGTTTTAAATTGAGGTTTCAAGAGTTGGGATTAGATGAACCACAGCCAAAAACACCAAATGAAATAAAGACCTTGGTTTGTTGTATTGGAAAGAATGAGAACAAGTATGTCAGAAATTATGTTGAATGGTATAAGAATCTTGGGGTAACACATATTTGTCTTTATGACAACAATGATGTTGATGGTGAGAGATTTGAAAGTGTAATCGGTGATTATATTGAAAGCGGGTATGTTGAATTGGTTGATTTTCGTGGGAGAGAGGTTTGTCAATTGCAAGCATATACAGAATGTTACCACAACAATAAGAATGATTATGATTGGATAATGTTCATAGATTGTGGTGATGAGTATTTAAAATTGAACAGATGCAGAACAATTGGTGAGTATTTAGCAATGCCACAGTTTGTGAATTATGATATGATTCATGTAAATTTAATGACGGTTGGTGACAATGATTCGACGGATGTTGACGATAGACCTTTATGGGAGAGATTCCCGAATCCAATACCTTTTGACAGGAAAATAGCATACAATTTCCCAGAAAATTGCCACGTTTCAAGTATAGTTAGGGGTGGTTTGGAAGACATTAAGTGGGAAGGAAACGGTTTTACACACACACCAAGCCCGAATAATCTTAGGTGTTGTAATAATGTCGGGTTCACATGTGATAGCAATTCTCCGTTTACGAACATTGATTATCAATTGGCTGAATTCAGACATTACACAACAAAAACAGCAAGAGAGTATTGTAACAAGATGAGAAGGGGTTTCCCAGACCAGAAGTGGGATGGTAGTAGAATACAAAACTTGATTGAAACAAGGTTCTTCAGAACAAATGAAATAACAAAAGAGAAAGTCGATATATTCAAAGAAGAATTAGGAATCGATATGTCATATCTTTTACCTCATGTGTATGAAGGCCCTAAGAATGATGATATTAAAATTTATTCATTATGTTATGCTAAAAAGGATTTCAAATTTTTAGAAGACAGTGTTGTGACACCATTGCAAGTTGGCGCGGCAAACGGAACTGAAGTGTGTTCCTTGAAAGACAATGTTGGAGACAATATTTCAGACAAGAACTACCTTTATATTGAAAACACTGGTACGTATTGGATTTGGAAGAATGTACATGATTGCAAATACAAGGGACAGATGCAATACAGAAGGCCTTTAAGCGGTGTTACTGAGGACATGGACTTTGACAAGGTTTTCGAGGATTATGATGTTATAACTTGTGAGCCATTTTATCATCCAGACCATAAGACGCCGACGGAAACAGAAAAAATGGTGATACCAGCCGACACGGTTGAACAAGGGTATGCTTTTTCAAATTGTATTGACGACCTTTTGATTTGCGAGATGGCAGTAAAGATGCTTTATCCAGAATATTCGGAGGATTGGGACAAATACATAAAGAATGGGTCGAATCTGTATTATTCAAACGGTTTCATAATGAAGACTGAAGATTATGACAGATATTGCGATTTTCTATTCAAATGCCTTGACATGTATCTGCAATTCTCAAAGATACATGACAAACAGTCGCTTGAAGAACATGTGAGATACAATCTTGAGGTTGGAAAATATCCGAGATACCAGAATCCAAAACAAATACCGCAGGAGGCTGTAAAGTGGCAGATGTCGATTCTTGGCTTCCTGAGCGAGAGGCTTTGGACGTTGTGGTTGCAGCACAATTTCAATCAGGACAGGATTTACAAAACCCCATACATTAAAATGGAGGAGAATATGTATACATAGTTTGTTTTGGCTGTGTCAAGGTAGTACTTTTCATATTGTTTTTGGCAACACGCATGGTTGTGTGCTGCCATTTTTTTCAAGAAAAACTATTTATTATAATACAAAATAATTTTCAATACAATGAAGGATATTGCATTTGCATACCAGGAGGAAATACGATATTATAATGACAAACAGAGATTACATTCAAATGTGTTGAATATATTGGATTATATAGGTAAAGCTGGTTATGATAATTATGATGAGTATTATACTGATTTACAAGAATATCTTTTGAAGACACAAGATTATGAAATAGTTGAGGAACCAGAAATTAATGCAAACATACCAGTTCCTTACATAACAAACAACAGACCAGCGTTTTTGTATACTATCAATTGTGGCACAAATTATGCTTTTATACCTAACAGTATAAATGATTACAGTTTAATTGAAGAATATGGGTATACACCTGTAAAACTCGGATATGATGGTTCAAATGGGCCGATATTGTCTTCTGATGGTGATTTAAGGGTATATCTGGTTTATCCTGTAAGTATAGATTTGTCTTATGGGTATTTTTCTGAAAAAATGGTTTGTTTTTTGTCTAAATATTTTACCAACATAAACTTGGATAATAATGATATAATGTTGGACGGTAAAAAAATAATAGGTGGTGCATCTACGGTTATGAACAATATGAGGGTTGTTGTATTTCAGATTAACTTCATCGACAAGCAAAGTGACATACAATCAATATGTGGGATAACGAATAAGATTCCTGGGTATATCGACAAAACGATACTTAGTGCTGTGGAATTTAAAAACGAATTTCTGACATGGCTAAGAATTTAATTATATATCCATTTTCGGATAATACAGTACAACACACAAAATCATCAACAGGCTCTACTGGCTATGCTCTGGTTAATGAAAAAACAAACAGCACAAATGGTTATTTGGAACATGTGTTTTCAACTGGGGCCACAACCTATGTTTCAAGTTTTAATAATCTTGACCATGCTTCTGATGTCACCGTTGGAAAAATAAGAATTAATTCCATATCATCTGTTAATTTATATTTGGCTTTAACAAAGGGTAGCAATGCAACATTAAACGGTGTAAATATATTCGGAAAAGTAACAATCAACGGAAACACATATACTAGCAGTAGCTATAACCCAACAGGCAATGTTAGTACATCCCTTCAAACGCTGGCAATATCAAATGCCAATATAAATCAAATATATTCATCAGTATCAGCCGCATCAATAGGATTGTCAATATCAACAACTGGTAGATACACAACAGACAGTGACAAAAACAACGACTCGTATCTAAGAATCTACAATGCTAATGTGACAATATCATATGATGATGTTTTCACTTGTGCTGTAAACGTGATATCTGGACATGGAATATCACAGGCAACTTGTTCTGATAGTGATGTTATTGACGGTGGTTTGTGTACATTTAATGCATCAGTACAGGATAAATATGAATTTTATGGATGGTATGACAATGCAGACTTTGAGGGGAATCCACTTTCAATATCTCCGTCTTTTACGACAGTGATAAGGGAGGATACAACGTTATATCCAATGGCTGTCAAAGAGGATTTTGTTCCACCAGATGAGGACCCACAAAAGGTTTACTACCCATTAACAATATCGTCAATTAACGCAATAACAAATCCGACGAAGGGTACAACAAAGGTTGAAAGTGGTACAAGCAAAACGATAACAATAACCCCGTCCTATCCCTTGTTGACTTTGGCTTTGGATAATGGTGTGGATATCACATCACAACTTGTTCTTTGTGGTGATACTATAAATGTGCCAACAGTTGCCATGGCGCCAAACGCAAACTATGGATTTACATTAAACGACAACACAAAATATTACACCTCCACAAACCAAGGGCAAAACAACAGTGCATCGGTATGCAGAGTTACATTTAATTTGCCTGTTGATTGTCTTGTGACATTTCAATACATAAATTACTCCGAAACCACGTACGATTATGGAATTTTCGGAAAAGTTGATGTTGCGTTAACAACAACAAACACTTCAGACAGTAATGCATATAAAATATTGTCACAAAGTTCAGACAATACACCAGATGCCAAAACATTAACATATGAAATAGATAGTGGAACTCATTTCATTGATGTCAAATACAGGAAAAATGATGTGATAAATAGCAACAATGATAATTTGCAATTCAAAATATTAAGTATTGAGCCGATTGAAGCCGAGTCATACTATGTCTATGAATTATCAAACATAAACCAAGAACACTCTCTCACATTTGTTTTTGGAAATGTTGAGTATTATTTTATCACATCACAGACAGACAGTAACGCTGGACTTTATCCTAACGGGCAAACAGTTGTGCTTCCAGGAGATGACTATAGGCTGACAATCATTCCAGAAAACAATCGGGAAACAATAATGTTAAAGGACAACGACTATGATGTGTCGTCACAATTGGAACGTGTCGAAATCGAAACAGAAAAGGACGGGCAGACAATAACGGTGCTAAACTATGTCTATAGGCTTAATAACGTATCACAGGGACATGTGTTGACTGTTGAAACGACAAAACCAAACCTCGGATTTTCAATTAAAATAAACGGAACCTACATGTCTGGAAATTTCTTTGTGAAGGCAAACGGGGCGTGGGTGCAAATACAGGCTGTAGATATATACGCACACAATGGCGTCAAATGGTTGGAAAGTCTGAACGATGTCATCAAAACCAACAACATATTGTTCGGAGGTAATATAGGATAGAAAATGTACCAAACAATTGATGCGTTTTTTTGTTTTTTATCACTTCCCGTATATGATTACAATTCCTTGGTAGCCATTTCCACCTTGTGAATAGGTATGCTTACTGGAAAACGCACCGCCACCACCTCCAGCACCAGGACTGGTACCGTTGAAACCAGTATTTAAAATATTATCATTTGGTCCATACCCACCGTTACCTCCACCAGTTTGACCACCAGCAAATCCAGTTGGATATGTGCCGCCATATGTAGTCCAGTTGTCATATGAATCAAAGCCAGCGCTACCGCCAGCCCCATATAAGGTTTCATCATTTTGGTCAAATGGGTTTGGCAAACCATCTTCACCCATAACACCATATGTGTCATTTTCGCTTGCTTTGTAATATCTTGTTTGTGGATTTCCATGTCCACAAGGTCTTCCACCGATACCACTATATTCAACTTTTGTGTTAACCCCGCCGTTTGAACCACTATATCGAATACCGCCGTAGGATGTGTAAGTGTTTCCATTATACATAACATAACTATCACCGCCAGAATTACCAGCACCATTGGCTGAGCCACCAGCCCCACCATCACCGACATAGACGGTTATTGATTTTGAATTATATATGGTTTCAAAAGCTTTGGCTTGACCACCATTTCCACCATTACCACCCCAATGGGCAGTATTAAAATCACCATGTCCACCAGCTCCACCACCTACAATCCAAAAACCAAGTTGTGTGTATTTCTTGTCAATCGTGTATGTTGTGGTCCCAGTAGTTGTAAATCTGGCTATTTCAACCCATACGTCGCTATATTCCTGGTCCATGTCGTTTGTTGGGTAGAATTTTACAATTCCATGTTCGCCAATCATACCGAGACTCGGTTCCACAAATTCCAATGAGTTTCTGTATTGGTTGTATTCTTCTATGTCTGTAAATTGTTTTATGTAGTCCATTAATCATTAATTCTTTTAATTGTTATTAATCGTTGTCGATTGTGGCACTTATAATATTGTATGATGAATCGAGATACCAGACTTTAGATTCATTTTCAAAAAATGTTATTTCCCCAAAATAACCAGGTTAGGTCGTATTTCGTTTGGGTTCGGTTTATATTTTGGAATTCCACCACTCAATTCGTCAATTACACTTATGTTTGGGAGAGTGTATCCAGACGAATTAACATATTCGGTATAAGCTGAAAGGCTTTTAAATCTTTTGAAGTAGTCAATCATAATTCAATCTTTTTATTATTACATAAATAGTGTGTTTGTCATTGATTATTTTACAAAAACGAGGTAAATTGATATAGAATAATTTCTTGTAAACTATTTATGTTAAATTGGTTTTAAGTATGGCATTAACGCAGAAATACGGAATAAAATACCCATTCACATCAGACAACAACGACAATGTTTTCATGGATGTGAACGGAACTTATGCTGACAGCATAAAATCAAAGGTCATGCATGTTATTCTGACACAAAAGGGACAGAGGTTAAGGAACCCAGAGTTTGGCACAAGTCTGATAAATTACATATTTGCCGCATCGGACGACATAACGTTGTCTGCGGTGAAGCAGGAGGTTGGGTCTCAATTGTCAAAATATGTGCCAAATGTGGCTTTTAATGACCTTGATGTTTATCGTGACGAAAATGACGAAAACAATGTGATTGTGTCTGTCACATATTCAGTAACAAATGGAAATAACACCGAAACAACAACTGTTGCGGTGAGATTATAATCAAAATTACAGATGGAAAAAGGGATAACATATTTGAATCGCACATTTTACGACTACAAGGATGCCTTGTTGGAATACTCAAAGAAATATTATCCAGACTTGAACTTGGAATATGACGATGCATCTGTCGCTTCGTGGTTGATTGATTTGAACGCCGCCATTGCCGACAATTTGTCATATCACATTGACAGGGTGTATCAGGAGACAAATTTGGACAGTGCACAAGAGAGAAAATCTTTGTTGAATATCGCAAGAAACAATGGGGTTAAAATACCAGGACCAAAAGCGGCAATGGCTGAGGTAAGGCTTTGGTGTGTGCTTGGGGTTGACCAGGTCAGTCATCCAGACTGGTCTTATGCTCCAATAATAAAGAGGGGGACAAAGGTTGGTTCGGCAAACGGACAGGAATTCGAGGTATTGGAAGATGTTGACTTCGCGCAACAATTCAACCAGGATGGAATAAGTGACAGAACATTCACACCGAATCTGAATGCCAACGGTGTGATAACAGGGTATACAGTATCGAAACTTGCGGTTGTTGTTGCTGGTGAGTCATTAATTTACAGGCAGAACATAGCCAAAACAGATATAAGACCTTTTATGGAAGTTGTTCTTCCGATAGAAAATGTCATGAATATTGAATCAATACTTGTCGTTCCAGGAAACAGCAAGGAAATACCGACATATGGCGCATTTTACAGTGAGGTGGAGGAATGCGAGAATGGTGTGAGATTTTTCGAAGTTGACAGTTTGTCGCAAACAGAGAGATGGGCGCCAGAACTTGACGTACACACAAACACAGCAAAAAAATACTATTATGGCTATGATTATTCTGGCGGCACGGTTGCGTCTTATTGCATCACAAAAGGTGAGTGGAAACCAGTGAAACACAAATTCATAACCGAATACATGGATAACGGGTACATGAAAATAATATTCGGTGCTGGAAACAATTACGAGTACCCAGAATTGGGTGATTCAATGTCTGATTTTGCCAAGTGGCAGATATCAAGAATGATAAGCAATGATTCTTTGGGATTATTACCAAATCATGACAGTACAATGTTTATATTATACAGACTTGGTGGTGGTAGAGCAAGCAATTTGGCAAGGGGAGCAATAAACAGGATTTCATATTTGAACGCCGAATTCAGGGGAAGCGACCAATCTGTAATTTCAGAAGTAAACAGGAGTCTTGGCGTTATAAGCACAACACCATCAGTATCTGGAAAGGACTTTCCGTCAAATACCGAGTTGAAGTATATTGTAAAATACAACAAGGGGGCACAGGAGAGATGTGTTTGTGTCAAGGATTATATAGACAGGTTGTTGCAGCTTCCGCCGAAATACGGAACGCCGTTCAGACTTGGTGTGGTTGAACAGAACAACAAGATTGTTGTTTATGTTCTAGGTTTGAACTATCTTGGCCAACTTGACACACTTTTACCGATAACATTGATAAAGAACATAGAACGTTATTTGTCTAAGTATAAAATGTTAAACGATTATGTTGAGATAAAGAGCGGAAGAATCATAAATCTGGAATTCCAGGTTGATGTAATTGTTGATAAAAATTACAACAAATCAGATGTTGTTTCGTCTATCATCAACACAATCAAGGATTACATGGATATCAACAAACACCTTATGGGTGAGGAAATTTACGTTGGAGATATTGAGAAAGAGGTGTCGAAGATAGATGGTGTGTTAAACCTTATTGATTTGGCTGTTTACAATAAGATGGATATGGGTTATTCAAATGTTCAGGTATCTCAACCAATCATGCTGGATGACAGTAGGGTACAGCCTTATGCGTCTAATAAAGTCAGGATTGACCTTGAGGAAAGTGATTGGATACTATATAATGAGGGTGACACCATGATGGAAATTAAAAATCCAAGCGAAGATATTTTGGTAAGGGTAAAGGAAAGATAATGGCTTGTGCATGTAAAGTTACGAGACAGTTGGATTTCCTGCACAAGAAATACGGTGACAACCAACCGAAAAGCAAGAAAACCAACATAATAGGAAGTATAAAGGGCAAAATCATGGCTGTGTGTACTTCTGTTTTGATAGTGCCTTTTTTCCCCTTTTATATTGTCAGGGCAATGATAACAAACAGACACGGAATATTCAACATAGATAAAATTTTCAATTTAACAAAAAGCAAGAATGTTAGAAAACAACAAATCATATAGAATCAGAACGGATATAAACAACGACAATTATGTTACGGTCAACCTGTCACAGGATTATGATTCTTTTGACATACTGTCATTGAAGATAAACAGCCTTGATGCATACAAACACCACAATTCAAAGTATGGTGTTGTTGTCGGAAGGGTTTTGGCTAACGGTGGTTTTGGTGTTCCAAACGCCAAGATAAGTGTTTTTGTTGAATCAGAAAATCCGAACATGAACGAACTTGACGAGATATACCCGTTTACGTCGACAGTTTCAAGAGATAATGACAACATAAGATACAATTTGCTTCCTGACAATAAGGTTTCTGATTGCCATCAGGTTGTAGGTACGTTTCCAAACAAAAGATTCATGTTGGACAACAACATATTGGTTGAAATGTATGACAAATATTACAAGTATACAACAAGGACAAATGAGGCTGGAGACTATATGCTCGCGTGTATACCAGTCGGGCAGCAGGTATTGCATATGGATTTGGACCTTTCCGATTGTGGTATATTGTCTCAGAGGCCGAGGGATTTCATATACAAAGGATATAATGTTGAGCAGTTTGAGAATCCTAATCAATTCAGAAGCGGAACTGAGTTTGAAACATTAAGTCAGATTTTTTCACAGGACCAAGTTGTTTATGTGCAACCATTTTGGGGAAATGAATCCGAGGGTGACACAATAGGTATTACAAGGGCTGACATAAACATCAGTTATAAGTTCGAGCCGACATGCGTTTTCATCGGATGTGTTGTAAGCGACAACTCATCACAGGGAATATCAAAAAACTGTGTCCCGACAGAACACATGGGAGATATGGATGAGCTTGTTGCTGGAAAGGGACGGATTGAGATGATTCGGAAGACTTATGGGGGTTCTGTTGAAGAATTCCAAATAAACGGTACGGAGTTGATAAACGGTGAGGGAATATGGTGCTATCAGATACCGATGAATCTTGATTATATGGTTACGGATGAATACGGCAGAATGGTTCCGACAGACAACCCAAGCAAAGGAATACCGACCAGGACCAGAGTGCGCTTCAGAATGTCAATGGAAGATATGGAGGAAAACGTTGACAACTTCTTCAGAGCAAAGGTTTTGGTCCCGCACAACCCGCAAAACTTAGGCGGAACAAAACATGAAGATTATGATTATGAATTCGGTACACACACAAAGGATGAATCATTCAGGGATTTGTTCTGGAATAATGTATATACGGTTAAATCATATATCCCAAGATTTCAAAAGAGAAAAGTGACTGGTTGGAAGGCTCCTAAATTCACAGGAATAAAACATTGTCAGAATTACGGTTCAAACAATCCGATACCATATAACAATATAAGGATTAAACTTCCGTTCATGTTCAGGATAATGTGTATCTTGATTAAGGTGTTTATCAAACTTGTGGCCATTTACAACAGGGTTGTTGCTTTGATTGGCAATGTGCTTGTTGGGTTGGCGGAAGCTTTTTCCAAACTTGCTTTATATAAACCAGCTGGAAAAGTCATGGAGGTTGCACAAAAACTCCATTTGAACATCATCGAGGATGGTTTGTGTCCAGACCTTGAAAATTGGTATTTCGCGCCATTGGTCACGAAAAACGGAATCAAATACAAGGGTTTCGCTAGGGTTAAAACAGAAGAAAACAGCACTCCGCACAAAGAGTATTATGACCTTGTGAGCCAAACGATGGATGTAATAGAAAATGCTGGTGATTATGATGATGAGACATCAATCGACACACAAAATACAGACCCAGATGACAATGATGACGCTATATGTATAACATTCAAAACAGATTATTTGATTTCATGTGTTGAAATGAATCTTGCTCAAGAGTATAAAGTGATTAATTTTGACTTCTATAATGATTGGGTTAACGGGATGATTTATTTTCCTAGATGGATGCGATATATAAGGCTTAAGAGACGTTTTCGTGGGAATACAATCATAAAAAGCAAGACAAAGGCTTGCATGGACAATACAAAAATCTTTTCAAAAGCAAGAAGATACACACAATTATGTTCTTTGGCCTATGAAAAGGACACATCAAGCAATAAAGTGACATATTCGAAGGTAACAACCAAACTCAACAATAAAACCGACATAAGAAAATCAAACAACTATCACAAAAAACGCGGATTTTCCCAAGTGAAGATTTTTGGTAAAAATGGAGGAATATGTCATGAAAAGGAAACAATGGCTGGACAGCATGTGTATTATTTGAAGCCGTGTGAATGGCTCAGAAACACAACACCAGCGAACAAAAAGGTGAATCTGTTCGCCACGGACCTTGTTTTATTAGGCTCACTTAACGAATGTGATATGTACGGCGTCCCTCAAGCATTCAGATATTTGTCAAGCACCTCATATATAATGCCGACAAACCTTGCATTGACCAATATGGAAACTGATGGTGTTTTGTATTCATATGGAGACAACAAGACAATATGTTCAAAAACAAACCAGTCAAGCCTCAATGGGGATGACCCGAATCTGGACAAACCAGTCGGTCTTGCAGATAACACACTTGTTGGCGAATTGAATTATTTCAGTGGTGCTGGTGAAAATTATGACACACAATATGAGGATGATGAATCAGACACAATACCGATGACAGAAGCGGCTGGCATTTCATGGAATTACACTGGACCAGGCCAGAACGAGATAAACGAATATCAAATGTATTATCCAGGAGGTCATTTTTTAGGTCTTTCATGTTCTAATTCCCAAACAAACATAAAATCATGCATAAACCTTGAACGTATATGTGAGCAAGGTGTTGTTATGTCACAGAGGAAGGTTGATGTTCGCGCCGTATCTACAGGTGGAACAAGTGAGCTAAAATACGTTTACACGGCTCCGTCTGGATTTATAGCCAAAGATGAGATTGTTGACGATTACTTCCGTTCAATGTTTGCGACTATGAACAAGAACAGGTTGATTGCGACAAAGATGAATCGTGAAACTGGATATTTTACTTATGATTTTGATTACGTTAACCCTATGAACTTTAGTGGTGAATTTTCAAATTTCGCACGTCCACAAACGGCTTACAACAGTGGTGTTTCAATAGTTGATGAAAGTTCGGTTCTTAGTTCATACGGAATTGCAAGTGGAACTAGCAGACCAGATTTTGACGCCGATGAATCAACCCATACACAAGTAAGGACAATTGAAGACAAGAGTGTTGATTACTATATGTTCAGGCTTGGTTTGGATTACGAAGACCTTAAATCAAACAACCAAAAGCACAAGAGGCAGTTTGCTGCGGAAAACAAGAATAAAATGTATTTGCCACAATATGAAAACAGTTATTATTTCTATTTCGGTTTGCACGCTGGCTCAACTGCAATTGATGAATTCAACAAGCAATTTTTCTCACAATGTGAAAACAGTGTGTTAATTGAAAGAGAGCCTAATATAAATCTTGTTATAGGTGATTTCAAACTTTGTTCTGGGACATCAACAGTGAGTATAGTTGTTGAAAACATGGAGGAACCGTTTGAATTTATTGTGTATGATGACAACGGAAACGTTTTTGAAAGTGAAAACGGGGACAACATAAACGCTGTTTTTGAATTGCCAAGCGGTGAATATCAAATTCTTGTAAGAGACACAAACGGTGTTGAAATGATACGAAATATTGTTATTGGCGACCAGATATTGCAAGGAAGTTTTGTGCTGATGGATTTTAATAACAACATAACAAACGATTTTGGTGGCTCAATACAGAGAACACAGACCAATAAGAATATTTTTTATGGTGGAGGTATTGCTTGTAATAATGTCTTCATAGATGATTCTATTGAAACCTACACGCTTTTGGCTGTAAAAGACGGATTAAACCCGATAACCGATTTTGAAGTTAGTGAGGTGTTGACCGCAACAGGTGAATCTGAAGAAACTCAAATTATATATTTGTCATCAGCAAACACTGAATATGATTTTTATGTTAAATACCAAGTTGAAGGGTGTAGTGAACAATATTTGTTCGTTGTTGAAGGCAAACTTATGGATACATCGGTTGTGAACCTTCAGTATGGTGCTGTTGAAAAATCAAATGTTGTGACAGATACAATGTATACGAAAGATTGGTGGGTTGGAAGGTATACAGAGCCAGTTGACATTACAATCATGGAATCAAAGCAAAGATGGAATGCGCGAAAGGCTATGGAGAACACAACATGTAACAGTGCTACAACCGATTCATGCGGTGTATCAACAAACGGCGACAAGTTTGTGTTTGGTTCACCTCAAAATTTTGATAGTGTATTATATAATAATAAATATTATGTTGACGGATACAACACACCAGCTGGTATGAGTGTTGATGATGACTACTCGTATTATCCAACATATGGAATACCTCAATACAATAATGTGAAACAGTTTAATTGTGTGTCTTACATGGGTAGTGTCGTTTTTGGTTCGTTTGCTGCAATAGTAAGTGGACAGTCTGGTGAAACGAAACAATTGGTTTTGCAACCGCAGATATCAAACAGATTAAGACATGGAGACGGTTGTGTTTTAAAATCTCTTCCAGATGGTGTCCTTTATCCAGCAATTGCATTTAATCAAAACAACAATTGGACAATACAATATATTGACGCAACACAATCACAAAACATCGGGTGGAATGATGTGGAATATGGAATAGTGTATCCTACAATATGTTATCCATCGTTAAACAAGGTTTTCAGAACAGATGTTTGTTACACCATAATCAACAGGATTATGTTTAACAACACAAAAGAGAGTTATGAACCGTTCAATTATTTAACAAAGTGCGACGGTAGTATATTCAATGGTGTAACATATAACAGGAAGTATAGCGGAAAATCACACATAGATTTGTATGAAAACACAAACGACTTGGAGGATTCAACAGACATAACGATTCCAGCTTTGTCTGATTTTGCTGGTGTTTATTCGGCGACATCAATACCGTTGGTTACATATGTTTCTGGATTCACAGCATATGCTTATGATGAAAACATGGAATTAAATGAGGTTGGTACAAATTACAGTTATTCTATAACAGAGGGTTATCCGTTGTATAAACACACAGCAAACCAAGAAACAGCATACTCGGCAATCAAGACAGACAATTACAGCACACAATACGAAAAATCATATTTGTATGAAGGTGTTGTTGACACTCTCGGATTGGACATGAATGCCAGTTTCTATGATAACATATGTTATAACAGTGGGTCCACTATTACATTTGGTGGTTTGGGTGTTTCCGATTCAGATGTAAAATATTATTGTTTGTCAAAGGACCAGACAAACCTTTTTAATGAGTATTCAACTGTTTTATTCTATAAAAGCGACAATTCACGAAGACCAGACACTATAGTGGTTCCTGTTATTTACAATGTTGCTGGAACGGAATTCAATGCTGGTGACATCGGTGTAATAACCTTCAAAAAGGCAACTGGACATTATTCGGCTGAATATTTTAACTCCGACGGGAATTTGGAGCCAATTGATAACATACCAGGAGACGCTGACAAAGGAAGAATTGACTATATGGACATTGTAAACATGGCAACTTGGGTCATCGAAAACACAAACCCATCAAACCTGTTTAAAGCGGCTAAAATGTACAGACTTTTTACAAATTCAAATGTTGATTACCGCACAAACATACTTGATTTGTGCAATTCAGGAAACAGGATTGTTAACGGACATGTCACAAACTTGCCAAGCGGTGAGTTTTTCATTGTCGGAATAAAGAGTTTTTCGAATGATGACGGGCGTGCAACTGGCAGAATCGGTATTGTTTATGTGACACCAGTTGATGTTAATAATATTGATAATGTGTTAAATTAAAATAAAAATAAACCATGGAAATTCAAATACCATTAAATTCATTCAAGGGCAAGGCTTCGGTCAATGTTGAAAATTCATTTTCTTTCGACTTGCGAAACAAGGAGCGACAGTTAAAGCCTGACAACATGATATCGGATTTTTCGTTGCTTGAGCAATATAATATTGAAAGGGACGCATGTGACAAATTCAGATACATATTGACACTCAATCCGATATGCACAAACGTGCTTTTTAACACGCAAACCGAGGTGGTTCAATTCGAGGGTTCGAATAGTGCGATGGTTTTGACGAATACAGACTCAATACATAAGGAGGATATAAAGCGTGCCGACACATTTGAATATGACAATGCAATACAAAACACGAGCATAATAGACAGATACCAGGCTATAAACGACACCGAATATTCTCACGACGCAAACGGAGGTTTTGAATATCATTGCGGAGTCGACATATTCAATAATCACATGTTAAGGAAAAACGGTTTCATACATATAAACAAAATGCATGGTACTGATTCGCTTTCATCTCCTGTATACAACACAATAGCGGACTATTTGAGAGATGGTGAGGGAAACATTGTTTATTCAAAAATTTCTCCAGTATACAACAGGAACCAAAACACAAGATTGCACTTGTATACACTTGATAATTGCAAGTCACTTAAAGATGCTTATCTTCAAAACATAGAGGAGGATAACGGGTGGGTTGGTTTTAAAAACGTGACAAACATAGACGTTGAAAACAATTCTGGTGACACGGTTATGATTAACAGTATTTTTGCAAACAAGAAACCGTGCGAGTTTGTTGATTTATATCCAGACAGGACATTGTTCTCGTTCATTCCAAAATACAACAAATACAGGAAAAGAGCAGAAAACAATTGGGAATATTGTATAACATATCCGTATGCGATTGATTATGATATGTTTAACATTGTGTTTGGTGGTGAAAACCAAACATTAAAAGCTATAGCGGAAAGCGGGATGAATATATCAGCGACAAATGTATTGTTCTGTCGTTCAATGGTCAGACACAATCTGTCGAAGGGTGACAGGGTTTCCGTTTATTATTATAATTCAGATGGCGAAACCAGTGTGTTCGAAAAATACAAGACATCAGTAGAGGTTTTCGGTATTGGTGATGTTGATGGAAGCGAGTCGGATTTTGTGTTTTCAGTCAAATGTTCAGATGTTGATTCAATACTGGACTATCTTTTAAATGGCGGTTTTTTCTTCAAAAAACTTGTGAACGGTATAGAATGTGATTATTATTTCAGAAAATACAAAAAAATCAAGAAGTTTGATGAAAATGGTGAAAGAACCAGGGAACTTGACAGCGATTTGAATAAATGTGGCTTTTCAGAGAACATTTATGGTGACGGAATAGCCCAAATCATATTTACAGATGACATAGATTTGAATGGTTTGGTTGACCATCGCGGTAGAAAAGTGACTGAGACATATTTCACTGTAATAAAAAACAACAAGGGAAACAATTTGTGGTATAAAAACCATTTTTTCGGTTCTGAAAATGTTGAATACTCACATTGTTTCGGGCCAATTACATCTGGTTTGTATTTCGGCGACAACGCAAATGCCGAATTTGATTACAATATAAGATATTTGCATAATGTTGAAATTGACACGGAAATAGCTGACAGACCAGTTGATGATGACTCTATTAGACCATACCAGGGCGACATTGTTTATGGTAAGGGAGATTTGACGCTTGGAGACGGGGTGGTTTTGGATTTCATCCCATACAGTGCGTTAGGAGAAACAATATTGCGTGGCGTGCCGAAAAAAATAGAGGACAACATCACAATAGACAACGATGAATTCTATGGCGATGTTGTTGAATTTGATTATTACAATTATGCGGAAACACAATTAAGCCCAGTACTACATCGTTTCAACACAGTTCAGCGGGAATGGATTGCAAACAAAAACTATGCGTCATTGAGATATGACAAATTGATATATGATGATTTTGACCTGAAAGAAAACGGTGATTCAAGACAATTTACCATTCAGGCAAGCGATATGTCCGTTGTTAAGTACAACAACAAAAATTACAGGTTGTATTCGAATGTAAGACCAGAGGGGTATTTTTACAATCCACACACGTTGATTAGTGTGGGGGAGGAATCCGAAATGACAACAAGGGTTAAGGGAAAAAGAATAAACTTCTCCAGCTCCAGTGGTTATTATGATATGGATACGGATAAGACAACAGTTTCATTTGTTGCACCGATAAACTACGGTTTTTATAAGCACACAAACATAGCATTGTATGATGCTGGAGGCAGATACAACGGGAAATTGCAGCATGTCAGAACAATTTGGGGTGAAGTTGTTGATATTAAAGACAATAAACTTACGATTGTCTTTGATGGAGATGTCTTTAACGTCATGACACAAATAACAGACATTAATGAAGTCCTGAACCCGAATGGCGAATACAAGGAACGGTATACTTTTTATTGGTCTAAAGACGGTGTTCCGACATATGCTAATTTTGTCCCTCAAATATCTTCGTTTGTGTGGAAGTCGGTTGTTCCGCCATCCAAGATGTCGAATGACATGGAACTTTTCGACACACCTTTTGCAAACGGAAGATTCTATATTGAAAAGGATATAAGGTTTTATAACAGGAGACAGGATGCGGACGGAAGATTTGGTTTGTTGTTCGCAAAAAATCCGATTTTAACCCCACCGACAGACTTTTTCAGCATAGAGGGTGACACATTCAATACGGACCAAGCGTTTGATTTTTACAATAACATAAACAATGTTTGCTATTAATGGAAAAAATTAAAATTAATTTAAGAAGTGGGGTTGACAGTACAAGGGAGTTGAGCGTAAGGAGGTTTTTTGTAAAAAATGAAAGCCTTGTGTTTGTTTTAAACGACAGAATAAACCACGAGCTCTCAATTGGACAGACCTTCAAATTCAAACGGCAAATGTATCGGGAAAACGGTGAATATTTGTTTTTGGACAACACTGTTGAAATTATCGGTTTGTCAACATATTTAGATGATGATGGAAATGAATATGATTTGGTTGAAACAAGCAACGTGCCAAACAAACGTTTGACAATAGACAGAAGAAGTATTAGCTATTTCACTTATTACGATTTTTCTGGTGGAACGTATTTCTCGTCATCAACACCGACCGTTTCAATATTGGATTATGTTGTGGTGGACGAATCCGAATTGGATTATTACATGTCGGAAGCGGAATCTTTGCCTGAAGAAGAATATGAGTCATACGCTTTTAAATATTTGTCAACAACTGGTGTTTCCGAAAACGGAGTCGAGCATATTGACAAAACATACCATTATGTGAATGTTATACCAGAAGAAAGCGGATATTTTGATTCTCCATATTTTAGTGGAATGACAGATGGGGAAACTGTTGATGAGTTCGTACAATCACACCCTGAAGAGTTTCCGTATTTCAGTGCAATGACACAGGGAGAGACAATTGAAGAATTCATGGAGAGGATGCCAGAGTTGTTTGAATTTGACGAACATATTGAAAGGTATATCGTGACATTCAATGAATCGCACAATATCTTTTACCAGGATATAAGACTGACAAAAGAGACACCATATGTCACTGAATACGACATAGCTGTTTTTGATATCTATGGAAATGTTATTGGATATTTGAAGTCGTTGTCTCCAATACACAGGATTGACTCAATTGAATTGGATGATGATGATTTTTACAACACAACAATAGAGGAAACTTGTGGGATGTATGATGAGGCTGGATATCCATATGATGTTTCGTTTCATAACTATTTTTTCATACCGAACAATTTAAGTGATAATAAAATAGCTATCACTGGCGCTGAAACAAATAGGGTGGCAAGAACGCTTACGGATACGGACAGAACTTACAGAAACAGACAGATTGAGTATTTGCTTGAGAACGGTTTTTATTTCGAGCCTAGATATAATCCGTTTTTTTACAAATATTATGACGGAAATGATAATTGCGGTGTTTTTTGGGGTGATGTTCTTTGGGATTTTTACAACCATGCAAACAACGATACACCAAGAAAAGATGTTTGGGTTAATTGCGGTATGACAAAATCAGTATTGACAATTGATGAATCTTATTACAGGGTACCGATAAATGCTTTGGTTGATGTTTCGAATTCGTTAGGTGTTGACGATGATTTGAGCAGATTTGCAAACAATGAAATAAACACTTTGATACCGCAAACCATAGACTATGAGCGAGTGAAGTATATTCCAATCGACGGACATAATTCTGGTGAATTAAAAACACAAATATACTTCATAAATAAAATAACGCTTGATTTGCATTTCAGAAAGAGAAAGGAAACACCCAACTCAACTGAAGAATGGCCAAAATACGAAAACGGCTGGTATATTGACCCAGATTCCGCCTCGACAACATGGTGGAATGAAATGAATTACAACGGTGCTGAATTCAATGCTAATGCCATGAATGTTTTTATGGATGAGCAGGATGGGAAATCTGATTTGCTTGGTTATCTTGGGTTTGATGACGATGACGTGTATAATCAAAAAAGGAAAATACGTGACACATTTGTTCGTTTGTCGTTTTACACATCAAAAGACCCTATAGAACAGAAGCTTTTGTACTATTCAACAGTTTTCTTTGATAGTGGTAGTTTGTTTGGAAAATACATGAAACAAAAAATACACAATTACGAAACGCATACAAAGCCGTCTGGCCCGCTAGTCTTCCATTGTGGTGACAACAGGTTGGACAGCAAAATAACAATAACAAACGAATATGACAAAACAACGTCAGCCGAAGGTTTTAACCTTTACTTGTTCAGGGATGATGTACAGGAAACAGGGTTTAGAACTATTTATATGAAAGTTGAGTTTAATCACGCTGGTTATGGCAAGACCATACCAATGGTTTTGTGGCCAGTTGACGAGGATGATAATTTCATACCGTTAACATTGGACAACTACCTTGACAGTCTTTACATTCCAGTTATTTTGCAATACATTAATGGTAAGTATACTTATTTGATTGATGGGGCCAAGATAAACGGTGATGAAATAAAACTTGTGCTTTTTGAACCTAAATTGGAATTGGATATTGTTGACACTGAAGCGAATAATAATGGAATTGATGACCACACGGAACCAAACGACCACTTTTAAATATGAATGAAATAAGGAAAACGATATGTTTTGACAAATACAGAAGCCACTATAGCGGCATTTTGCCGTATATAGAGTTTGGCGATTCTGGAGCTACCAGAAACTTTGTTGTGTCAAATAATACAAACGGTAACTGGGGTCAGTTTCCGATGGATTTCGCTTTGGTATGTTCTTGTTTGTGTGGTGAGACAATCACATATGAAGCAAGTGAGATAAAAAAATCTGGTATAACGGAGTATGACAAGTCTGTTGAAGCCAGATTGAGATATTGTGATTTGTCCAGGAAATACAATTTCATACAAAACCAGCTTAGAAACGGTTTGTATTGCAAACTGATAAAACAAATGTCGGAGGAAACAACTATATTTGATTGTGAGGATAACAAGTACGGGTGCGGGGAGAACAACAATGAAACTGAAACGGAGATAGTCCCTTCTTTGATAACAAAATTCGACTATCTTGGTATAAAATATGACTATGTTCCAATGAAAAGAACATGGTTTTCACAAATAAGCGAATTTGTTTACAGATTGTTGCCGATAGAGAGTATAGCTGAATATGAAACGGATGAAACAGTCGAATTCATTCTGGAAAAGCTTTCTCTTGACGATGCTTTTATTGTCTTGGTGGACGATTACGACACTTTGGTCAAATATGAATCGGATTGGGTGAATTGGTGGGTTAAATGGTTTGGTGATGAGTGGTATGATTTGTTTCCAGACCACACAGTGCATCCGTTTTTCCAATTTTGTATTGATTTTGAAAAATATTGCCTTGGCAGGATTTGTGTGCCAGAAACATATTTAAGCGGAAATGAAACCAAAACCATAACTGGAATACTTGTACCAGATTATATCAATTATACAGATGTGGAACAACTTTTGTTGTGGTTTGAAACAAATGATTCAAGTGCCAAAACAGTATCACAGCAAACGGTTTGGAATGAACATGGGGGTGATAATTTTTATGAATACCTTAAGAGTGTAAAAACCAATTGGATTACCGAAATTCCTAGATATAGTGGAGATGGTGAATTGGAATGCCGTTTGACTTATGTAAGCCCGTATATTTCAATACCAGTGTGTTTGTCTCACACATTTGAATATGGTGATATTTACGAAAATTATTTGGTTGAAGGTTCTTACAAACCATTTTCAGCTGTCGGTATATATAGCGGATACACACAATTCAATGATTCAAAATACGTTGTTTTGGAGGACAGCGGAACTGTTGAATCAAAACTTGAGAATGTGATAAACCAAAACGCAGTGGAAATAAATGGAGTCATTGGAGTTTTTAAAGAATTCAATGAAGCTGACGATGTTTCCAATATATTCAAATGTACATTTTATAGTGGCTACAGTGTTAGTGATGGTGAGGTTGTTACCAAAACCAAATATTATACAGATGGGCGTTTTGAGTCGGTTGTGACAGACGATTTGTCTGAAAATGAGAGTGAACCAACGACAAATGGTATTCCGAAAAGAATATGGCTTGTAAAAAAAGTTCAAACAAAAGTCGACCCAGATATTGACACGTATTCACCTTCCGACGATACGGATATTCGAAACGGTGTGTCTGCAATAACAGAAACAACGGCATACACAAGATATGCTTATTATTGGTGGGAGTGTGAACAATTGTCAAAACAAATGGCTGAAACAATGCGTTGTGCCGATGGTGAATATGTTGAAGCAAATGAAAATGGAAAATACAGAAGCATACCATTGTTGAGTTGCATCGGCGGTTTGGTTGACAACCCTTTGATTGGTGACATATATTATTTCTTACCATCGTTTGACAATGGGAGAGTGAATGACACAAATGACGCTTGTTCGGTTTATGGTACTTCAATATCATCATTTTCAATTCCCTATGAAAATAACACTTTTTTCAACATGACCAAAGACGAACAAACGGAAAATATTGAAACATTTATCGGGGATTATATCGGATATGATTCTATAGATATTGAAAGCGGAATCTGCACAATTCGTTATGTCGTAGGAGGAAAAGCATTATATAATGACAATACAAAAACATTTAATGAAGTTCCGAACACAGGAATCCATTATCTTGAAAGTCATAGAATAGCACAAGATGTTAAATCAAGTATTTATATAGACAACTTCATGGATGTTGAATTTTTCTATGACAAGCTTGATTTCGAAAACGACAAAAAACTAGTTTACAGTGATGATTACCGAATGTATCGCTATGCCAACATTGCACAGCTTGAGGGAATGGAGGTTGGAACAATGTGGACCAGCGGTACAGCAATAATTGCAAAGGTTTTCACAAATGAAAACACTGGAATGGGTTTTAACGGGATTGTGGAAAAACCGAACATAACAATGGACAGGGGAAACGCGGCGGCATTTGAAAGATATTTCAAGCTTAGTGAATGCAACACTTTGGATGACATAAGACAATATGGTAATAACTTTTTTAATATATAGGCAATGAGTAACGGACTGTTTGGAACAATAAGGCCAGCAAATATAAACATCAGTGAAGATGTTGAAATTTTATACTACTACAGACCGACAAGAGGAACTGGTAGCGACGATTTTGAGGGTTACAAATCATTAAACCCAACAGACTGCCTTGTTTATTGTGTAACTGATGAGGAACACGACAGAATAAACGGCGTCTACGATTTAAGACTTCCACTTGATGAATTTAACATGAAGGGATTTTATAGTGTTTATATCAGACCTAAAGAGTGCAAGACAAAAATTATAGACGTTAGTGTTCTTGCAAGCTATCCAGATGTTAACGGAATAGTGTTGAATGTCACACAAGGAGAACTTGCTGGTATTTCTGATTTGACAGGATACAGGATAGAGTTCGAAGACGGGACATCAAGACTTATCAAATCATGCAATCG